AATGTTGCATCAAGAGATGCCTCTGACATTTTTGGCGCTGGTTCAGCTAGGGTTAGGTACACAGAGCCAAATAGCGGTGGGTCTATTGAAGTTCTAAGCAAGCCTGACGGCTCTGCGTCTGTTCTTAGCTTAGAAGTGCCTGAGAAATTTAGAGGCCAAAAAATTGGTGAGAGTTTGCAAGCACAAGTAATGCAAGACTTTCCGGTTTTGCAAGGGCAAGTATCTTCGCGGGCAGCGGCAAAGACTGCATACCGACTTGGGCGTAGGCCACCAGGGCAGCCTGAAGCATCACTTGATGATGTTTATAAAATCATGGATGAATATTCGTCGGTGAATCTGGTTTCACCTACGATGCAAAGGCAGGTTTTTATGCCGCCCCAAGCCCCCCAACAAGCCGCCCTAGACTTGGCCCAACAGCGTGCTGCATTGCCAGTTGAGCAAGGTGGCCTTGGTTTGCGTGCTGGCAATACGGCAGAGCAGAGGGCAAAGGCGATGGGGTTTGATGTTGAGGCTTATCATGGGACAGCATCAAAAGATATTCAAAAATTTATGCCTGAAGGAGGTACACCTGAGGGTGATAAAACCCTTGAATGGTATAAAAACAGGCAAGCACAGAATCAACCCGTTGGATATATGTCGTTTAGAAGTGGTAGTTTTTTTAGTCCAAAAGCCGAGTACGCTGGTAGCTATGCGCCAGAGGGTGCTGGCGTGATGTACCCTGTAAATCTAAGGATGGAAAACCCATTGAGTCTGTTGCCAAATGCTCAGGGTCGTTATAGTGCCACCAATGCTCCAGATACCAACAAAACAATTGATGCAATGATTTTGCAAGACTCTCTTGACAAATCAATAAACGAAATTGCAATTATTAACCCCGATCAAATTAGATCCCGCTTTGCAGCCTTTGACCCGTTTCGCAGAAGTGCAGCGGTTGCGGCCACGATGGGTGCAGCAGCCCCTGACCTGTTGGCAAGCCCCATGTACACAGACCCCTTTGGCAATACAATAGCCGACACAACGAGGTAACGCTATGGATCAAAATGAGTTCGACGAACCAACAGAAAACGACAAAGAGCTAACCTCTTTCGTCATTGACCACTGTGACCGCTGGCGCGACTGGCGTGATACGAACTTTCTCCCGAACTACCTAGAATATGAGCGCATCTTTCGTGGCGAATGGGCTGCCGAGGACAAGACGCGAGAGTCTGAGCGCAGCAGAATCGTGACTCCTGCCACCCAGCAAGCGGTGGAAACCCGCCATGCTGAGATCATGGAAGCGATCTTTGGTCAGGGCGAGTTCTTTGACATTGAAGACGATCTCAAAGATGTCAACGGCAACCCGTTGGATGTCGAGGCGCTCAAAGCCCAGATGATGGAAGACTTTAAGCAGGACAAGATTAGAAAAGCTATCGACCAGATCGAGTTGATGGCTGAAATCTATGGCACGGGCATTGGCGAGATCGTCGTGAAGACGGAGAAAATCTTTGAGCCAGCCACCCAGCCGATTCCAGGCCAGATGGGGCAAGCGGCCATTGGTGTGGTGGAGAAAAGCCGCATTGCGGTGAAGATCATGCCGGTCAACCCTAAGAATTTCTTGTTTGACCCCAATGGCACAAGCATTGATGACTGCATGGGCGTGGCGATTGAGAAGTTTGTCAGCATCCACAAGGTCGTGGAAGGCATTGAGAAGGGCATCTACCGCAAGGTGAACATCACCACGGGCGATGAAGACACTGATCTTGAGCCGACCCAAGAGGTCAGCCAATATCGGGATGGCAAGGTCAGATTATTGACGTACTACGGCCTTGTGCCAAGGGAGTACCTGACCGAGAAAGACGTGGAAGTTGAGGAGTTATTTCCCGACGACTCGGTTGCAGAAGATTATAGCGATATGGTTGAAGCCATTGTCGTGATTGCCAACGAGGGTTTGCTGCTAAAAGCTGAAGAAAACCCGTACATGATGAAAGACAGGCCAGTTCTGTCTTATCAAGACGATACTGTTCCGAATCGACTGCTGGGCAGGGGTACGGTGGAGAAGTCCTACAACATGCAGAAGGCCATCGACGCGCAAGTTCGTAGCCATCTGGACTCACTGGCGCTGACCACCTCACCAATGATTGGTTTGGACGCTTCTCGACTGCCACGGGGCGCTAAGTTTGAGGTGAAACCTGGCAAAGCGTTCTTGGTCAACGGCAATCCATCTGAGATTTTGTACCCGTTCAAGTTTGGCGAGACAAGTCTTAACAATCTGAACACGGCCAAAGAGTTTGAGCGCATGTTGCTCCAAGCCACTGGCACGATGGACGGCCAAGGCATGGTCAGCCAAGGCAATCGGGACGGCGCTGGCATGTCAATGGCGGTTGCCACCATCATCAAGAAGTACAAACGCACACTGGTGAACTTCCAAGAGGATTTCTTGATCCCGTTCATCCAGAAGGCGGCGTTTCGCTTCATGCAGTTCGACCCAGAACGCTATCCATCGGTGGATATGCGGTTTATCCCGACGGCCACGCTAGGCATCATTGCGCGGGAGTACGAACAGCAGCAGTTTGTGGGTCTGTTGCAGACGCTTGGCCCGAATACACCAGTGCTACCGATTATTCTGAAGGGCATTTTTGCCAATTCCAGCCTGTCTAACAGGTATGAAATGATTGCGGCATTGGATCAGATGAGCCAGCCCAACCCAGAGGCGCAGCAACTGGAGCAAGCCCAGCAGCAACTGGCACTGCAAGCGGCACAGGCTCAGATTGCGGTCAGCACGACTCAGGCCGAGCAGAATCGGGCAGAAGCTCAGAAGTTATCGGTGGAAACGCAGCTTATGCCGCAAGAGGTTCAAGCCAAGGTGCTGGCCTCGGCAACTAAGAATCTTCCATCTGGCAACGAAAGCAATGAATTTGACAAGCGGGTCAAGATTGCTGAGTTGATGCTTAAAGAGGCGGACATTAAGAACAAGTCTAAAATTGTTGAGTTGCAAATGAATAACGCCAAGAGCAATGTTGTGGATTTGGAAAACGACTTCCTTGAAAATTTGAACACGGAGCTTACAAATGGCAATCGATAAAATTTTTGATGATGCGTCAGTAGACGGCATTGCAGACAATCTGTTTAAGTCGGTAAGCAACTCCGTTTCGGAGGTCAAGGCAATGCAACAGCGCAAGGCCGCTGAGAATGTGCAGTTGGTAATCCAAGCCCTCAAGAAGATCGACTCTGACATCCGTGAAAAATACGATGGCGTAACCACGGTGATTGAAAAGCGAGTGTCTACCATCAAAGATGGCCGCAACGGTATTGACGGCAAGGATGGGCGTGACGGCAAGGACGGACGCAACGGCAAAGACGGCGTTGCTGGGCTTCGCGGCGTTGATGGCCTGAACGGAAGCGACGGCATTGATGGTCAAGATGGCGTTTCTGTCAGCGATGCTTATATCGACTTTGACGGTAGCCTGATCATCAGTCTTTCGTCTGGACGGTTGCTTAATGTGGGCGAGGTGGTTGCCCCTGAGTTGGCAGAGCAGATCAAAGTCATCACCAATGGCGGCGGTACAAGTCAAGGCGTGCTAGACACATTGACCAGCCTGCAAGACCAGATCGATCTGATCTCATCGGCGCTGGTCTACAAAGGCACTTGGAACGCAAGCACCAATACACCGACACTGGCATCTGGCGTTGGCACGGCTAATACCTTCTACATCGTGTCGGTTGCGGGTAGTACAACCCTGAACGGCGTCAGCAACTGGGGTGTAGGTGACTGGGCTACCTTCAACGGCACAATTTGGCAGCGGGTTGAGGGCGGTGCAGCGGGTAACTTCACTGAACTGTCTGTAAGCGGTGTAGCTACATTCTCTGCTGGCACAGCGGCATTACCAGCCATCACCACCACAGGCGACACCAACACCGGCATCTTCTTCCCTGCCGCTGACACCATTGCCTTTACTGAGGGCGGTGCGGAGGTTATGAGAATTAATAGCTCTGGTAACGTAGGTATAGGTGTTACGCCAACGAATAAATTGGATGTCTCTGGTACTGGAGGCGTAATCGCTCAGATTGCCGGAACAACCAGAGCCAGTTTGCGATTAAAAGGCAGTTTTGCTGGAACCACAGACATTGGGCATTTCAGCGTATTTAACGCTTCTGATATTGAAGTATTTGATATAGCAACAACATCAGACGACACAGCCACCCCGACCAGTAGAGCAGAATTTGCCGTTTCTGCGGCAGGCGTTAGTGTAGAGTTGATGAGGCTGTCTGGTAGTGTTGGAACTGTGTTTAACGAAGATGGCGGTGACTACGACTTCCGTGTTGAAAGCGACACCAACACTCATGCGCTGTTTGTGCAGGGTAGTGATGGTAATGTAGGTATTGGGACTAGTGTACCTAATACCAAATTAGAAATTTCTGGGAATAACGACGGGGGTGCTTCTAACAATACGCTGCGTTTTTCAGATTCAGATATTTCCTCTGGAGCCAGCCAACAAACTGGTCGAATTGAGTTTTATACATCGGACGCTACTCCAGGGCCAGTCGGGGTTCACAGTTTTATTCTTAGCTCCACAGAAGGCACTACAGGGCTTGGCGCTCTTTCGTTTGGAACTGGACAATCTGGTTCTGCGGCAGAACAGTTGCGGATTACATCTGGCGGCAATGTGGGTATTGGGACGAGTTCGCCCTCTGCCTCAGCCATCCTAGACGCACAAAGCACCACCAAGGGCGTGAGAATGCCCAACATGACAACCACACAGAAGAACGCCATTGCCTCTCCTGCTGCTGGTTTGATGGTCTTTGACACAACACTTGCAAAACTCTGTGTTTATTCCGGTTCTGCTTGGCAGACCATCACTTCAATCTAAGGAACCATCATGCAACTCACTATCAACCAACTAAACCGCGAAGCCTCAACAGGCATCATCACCACAGTTCACTGGAGCGCATCCAAGACATCTGGTGAACACACAGCATCCAGCTATGGCTCTGTGGGCCTGACTGCTGGCGACACAGTGATTCCGTTTGCCGATGTCACTGAAGCCAATGTGCTTGCGTGGCTTGGCACGGCTTTGGACTTGACAGCAATGGAAGCCTCACTCGACACACAGCTTGCTGCCTTGGCTGCTCCTGCTGTGCTTGACGGCATGCCTTGGGGCGCAGCATGAAGCTGGAACTTGAAGTTAACGAGATTAACTTTGTCCTGCAAACGCTTGGGGCATTGCCATCGTCCAGCGGTGTGTGGCCCCTTATCGTCAAGATTAAAGAACAGGCAGAAGCTCAAGTCCCCCCACCGGCGCCAGCACCATGACCCAAGACATCACCCACCGAGAAATCTACGACCGCCTGGTGGCTGTCGAGGTTAAGGTGGACGCCCTGACCGAAAGCACCAAGGATGTGACTGCTGCTTTCAGCGCTGCCCAAGGCGCGTTCAAAGTGCTAGAGACACTTAGCAAATTAGCCAAACCTTTGCTATGGCTAGGCGGTCTGTTCGTGGCGGCTGCGGCTTTTTGGGATCACTTCAAGCTGCGCTGATGGACGCGCTGCCACCACCACCGCCAACGTTACAAGCGCCTGCGCCAGTCTTTGAGTGCGTGCGCTGGTCGTGGTCGTCTGACCGCAAAGAGGTCTGGTGTCTCCAGTGGCGGGAAAAAGGTAAACCTGAACCTAAGAAAGTAGTGGAGGCCGAAAATTATTGATCCACTAACGGCCCTCGCAGGCATACAGGCAGCAGTCGCACTGATTAAAAAGGTCAGCAAGACTGTTGACGATGTATCGTCTCTCGGCCCTGTGTTGGGTAAATATTTTGACGCTAAAAGCGCGGCTACCAAGGCTGTTGTTGCCGCCAAGAAGTCCAAGTCCTCAATGGGTACGGCCATCCAGATCGAGATGGCTCTGGATCAGGCAAAGCGGTTTGAGGACGAGTTGCAACTGCTGTTTATGCAGTCCGGCAAGGTAGATGTCTGGAACAAGATTAAGTCCCGCGCAGCGGCAATGGATGTCGAATCTGCACATGATGCACGGCGTGAGCGTGAGGCTGCTGAAAAGCGCAAGAAAGAAGTCGATGAGGTCGTTGAGATCGTGCTGGTAGCGCTTGTCCTCTTTGCAATTCTTGGGTTTATTGGGTATTTCACCTTTGGCATTCTTGAGCAGCGCGGGTGAGATATGGCAGATGAGCGTCTTGCACTGGTTGACAAAATTCTGGCCTATGTATCCAGCCCTTTTAGGCTGTTTGCAATGGTGCTTATGGCGGTTTTAACCTTTTCTGGGTATTTTGTATATACAAACCAAGAGCTTTTGATAGGGGCTTACAAGGAATCTAAAAAGATACCCACAATCGCTGAAGATCGGGTCGAGGACGCAGCCGCCCACCTTTTTAAGCAATCTGGCGCCCTGGTGGTAGCGGTGTTCAAGGTCAACAGCATGTTCGGCACGCGCATCCTGTATCGCGCCTATGGCAAAAACGGCAGGGACAAGACCAATGACGGCCTAGATGTTGGGCTTTTTACCCAGAATGCGGCAAATAACGCTGATGTGGTCAAACTGATGGCAAGTGAGATACCTTGCGGCGAATACAAGTCAGCCCAATCAGAAATGGGGCTTTGGTATATTGCCAGAGGAGTCGCCTATACATGCCGTATTAGTGTCCCGCCAGAGCCAGGACGCTTTGTTGGGCAGATTACGGTTGGATGGGCCACCCAGCCTGAAGACCTTGACCAAGCAAAGGCAATGCTTCAAATCGCCGCAACCATGTTAGCTAGGAGCAAACAGTGAATCAAGAACTTCAAAAATATTATGAGGATCGGTTTGACCTGTTCTCCCGCCAAGGCTGGGCTGACTTGATGGAGGATGTTGACAACATGCTCATCCCGTTAAACAATGTCGCTACCATTGCGGACGAAAAAAGTCTACAATTCCGCAAAGGCGAGATTTCTATCCTTATTTGGCTACAAACGCTTAAAAGCGTCAGCGAACGAGCATACGAGGACTTGAATGAAAAGAATGTATGAATTTGTCTGCGATTGCGGACAACGCACAGAGGCGCTAGAGGTTTATGAGACTTCTAGTGTGCTGTGCAGATGCGGGGGGTTCGCCACCCGTGTCATAAGCGCTCCGTCGTTTAACTTAGAAGGGTGGTCTGGGACGTTTCCATCATCGCATGGAAGGTTCGAGAGAAAGCACCGAGAAAGGTTAAGCGCAGAGCGTAAAGCCAACTCATAAGCGAAAGCCGAGTTGAATTATCCTACAACCGTTTTGGCAGGAAAAAAATATGTTGATTGATGACGAACAAGAGCCGCTAGGTGAACTTGAAATCGAGGAAAAAAAATCTGCTGAACTTCCTGACAAGTACAGGGCTAAAAGTTTGGAAGAAGTTGTACGGATGCACCAAGAGGCTGAAAAGCTAATTGGCAAGCAAGCCCAAGAAGTGGGCGAAGTCCGTAAACTCGCTGACGAGTTGCTCAAGCAAAACCTCAGTTCTAAGCAGCAACAAGTAGAGGTTGAACCGGAAGTTGACTTTTTTGAGAATCCTCAAAAAGCAGTTCAAACGACGATTGATAGGCATCCAGATGTTCTCGCGGCCCGACAAGCGGGTCAAGATTTCAAAAAGATGCAGATTCAGCAAAAGCTAACGCAAGAGCATCCTGACTACTCTCAAGTGGTCAACGATACTGGGTTTCAAGAGTGGGTGAAATCTTCACCTATTCGGCTGGGACTCTATGCAAAAGCAGATGGTGACTTTGACTATGATTCGGCTAATGAATTGTTGTCCACTTACAAAGAATTGCGCGGCGTGAAAGCCCAACAGTCCGAAAAAGCGTCTGACGCTACTAGGGCAAAGAGCATGAAAGCAGCGCAAGTTGATGTTGGTGGCTCTGGCGAGAGTTCAAAACGGGTTTATCGACGGGCTGACCTTATTCGTCTCAAAATGACTGACCCTTCGCGCTACGAAGCGCTGAACGATGAAATACTCACAGCGTATGCCGAAGGTCGTGTTCGATAATTTAACTGGAGAATTAACATGGCATATCCCACCCCAGCGGTAACAGTAACCACCGCAGCAACTTTCATCCCCGAAATTTGGAGTGATGAAATCATCGCCGCCTACAAGAAAAATCTTGTTCTGGCTAACATCGTTATGAAAATGAACTTCAAAGGTAAGAAGGGCGATGTGGTTCACATTCCTGCACCTACCCGTGGTTCAGCTTCAGCAAAAGCAGCATCTACTGCCGTTACCCTGATTGCCGATACTGAGACAGAAATTCAAGTGTCTATCAACAAGCACTTTGAATATTCACGTTTCATTGAGGACATCGTTGAAGCACAAGCCCTGAACAGCTTGCGCCAGTTCTACACTGCTGACGCTGGCTATGCGCTTGCCAAGCAAGTAGACACTAGCTTGATCCAACTGGGTCGTGCATTCAATGGTGCTACTGTTGGCACTAACGACTATGCGACTTCTGCTTCAAGCACTAAAGCCTTCATCGGTGGCGATGGTACGACTGTCTATAACAGTTCTTCGTCAAATGCAAGTGCTTTGACAGATGCTGCCATTCGCAGAACCATTCAGCGTTTGGATGACAACGACACTCCTATGGATGGTCGCTTCTTTATCATTCCTCCTTCAAGCCGTAATACGTTGATGGGTCTTGCCCGTTACACAGAACAGGCTTTTGTGGGTAATGGCAATGCAATCCGCAATGGTGAAATCGGCAACCTGTACGGCATCCCCGTGTTTACATCGAGCAATGCTGATACTGGCGCTGGTAACACTGCAACAGATCGTATCTGCTTGATGGGTCACAAAGACGCTATGGTTCTGGTAGAGCAAATTGGTATCCGTTCGCAAACTCAGTACAAGCAAGATTACCTTGCCACTTTGTTTACAAGCGATACCCTGTATGGCGTTGCCGCACTTCGTGCAGCCGCTACAACTGGTGCAGCTCTGTCTTCTAGCGCTTTTGCGTTGGCAGTGCCAGCCTAACCCCAAGCCCCCCAGAAATGGGGGGCATTATTTTTAAGGAGTTAGAAAATGGCTGCTGCAACCGCAATTACATCCCGACAGGGCAATGATCAATTCCGTGGCGTCTTCAGTGACACATGGGTTGTGACTTGTACCCTCGATTCTGCTTCCGTAGCGGATCAAGCCGCTGGAACTGACACCGTAGCCGTCCCTGGCGTTGTCTTGGGCGATATGGTCATCGGCATGTCTGCTGCCGTTAGCGAGGCAGGGCTTGTTCGCCGTGCTTATGTTTCCGCTGCTGGCACTGTCACTATCGCAACGACCAACACGACTGGCGCTGCGGTTAACTTGGCGTCAACGACTGTTGATTTAGTCATTGCTCGCATCGTTTAAACGGGGGGCTTCGGCCCCCTTTTTAGGGTAATCATGGCAACTTTTCGCTGTTTGCAATCCGGCAACACTGTGACTTTTACTCAGCCAGTGGACATTGACTCGATGCGTGGGCATCAGGGCTATGTGCGTCTGGATGAACACGTACAAGTTGAGCCTGAAATCAAACCTTTGCCCATGATTGCACCAGTTAAGAAAATGGGTCGGCCTCGTAAAGTAACTGTTGAAGGATAAATCATGTACGGTAAATCACCAAAAATGTCTGGGAAAAAAGCAATGCCTGTCGCCATTATGGTTGCCATTGCCAAGCCAAAAGCTATGCCTAAGCGCGGCCAGCGCACTGCAACCAACATGGCAACTAAAGCTAAACGAGGCAAGTAATGTCAATCTTTCAACTTGACCCCAACAATGTTGCGCTTGGCGTCCCTAGTTTGGGTACGGCTCAGGTGTTTACGGTTAGCAATTCCAGCGTTCAATCGACTGCATTTGGCGCGTCCACGACGATGGTTCGGCTGTCTTGCTCATTGGGTCATTGCCATTTTCAAATTGGTACAAATCCAACGGCCAGCATTACAACGTCGCCAATGATGCCGAATAACTTTTCTGAGATTGTTCGGGTCAGTCCAGGCCAAAAAATTGCTGTTATTAAAGATGCGACAGTGGCTGCGTCTACGTTTTCTGTGACTGAGTTGGTATGAAAACCAAAACCGAAAAGAAGATCAGCAAGGTCATGCGTGAGTACAAGGCTGGTAGCTTGCACTTTGGCAAGGGTGGCCCTGTGGTCAAAAACCCCAAACAGGCAGTGGCTATTGCGCTGTCACAAGCCAAGGTGAAAAAGAAATGAAACCAGGACTCTATGCCAATATCAACGCAAAGCAGGCGCGAATTAAGGCTGGCTCTGGCGAGAAGATGAACAAGGTTGGCTCTAAGGCTGCGCCTACCGCTGCCGACTTTAAAAAGGCGGCTAAGACAGCTAAGAAGCCTAAGAAATGAGCAAAGCTGCCGCACACTATTTGCCTGACGGCAAAGTCTACAAAGGGCCGATTCACAAAGAAGGCGGCGTTTTGATGACGGGTGTGAAGCACACTGCAAAAAGCCGCAACCTTACGCATACGCCACCCAAGAAGGCAAAGAAATGAAAACGCCAGCTTGGCAACGAAAAGAAGGCCAAGCCAAGACGGGGGGCTTGAACGCAAAGGGTCGTTCGTCTTATAATGCTGAGACTGGTGGCAATCTCAAAGCCCCAGTGAAGTCGGGAGACAACCCTCGCAGGGCATCCTTTTTAGCACGAATGGGCAATATGCCTGGCGCTGAGATGAAAGATGGAAAGCCTACCCGACTTTTACTTTCTCTTAGAGCATGGGGCGCAACGTCCAAGGAAGACGCAAAGGCTAAAGCCAAAGCTATTTCTAAGAGGAACAAATGAGACCATCATCCGTTGGAGTTAACCCTGCTGCTGCGGTTTTAACCACTGTCTACACAGTGCCAACGGGCTATTACGCCAAATTTACGGTGATGTACATCCACAACACTGGTGGATCAACAAAGCACATCACCGTGGCTTGGTATGACGCAAGCACTGCGACTACTTATGACATTCTTACTGCTTACGACTTTACTTCAAAGGAGTACCTTCAGTTTGATGGCGCTGCTTACATTGTTTTAGAAGAAGGCGACAAGATTCAAATTACTACGCAAGCGGCGAGTACATTCAGTTTTATAGCAACCTTTGAGGTTGAAGGAGCGCAAAGAATATGACCTACCTACAACTGATAAACAATGTTCTGATCCGCTTGCGCGAAACGCAAGTTTCGACAAACAATGAGACAAGCTATTCAACTCTGATCGGCTTGTTTGTCAACGATGCCAAGCGCCAGATTGAGGATGCCTTTAGCTGGAACGTGCTGGGTCAGACAGTCACCATTACCACGGTGGCCGCGACCTACGTATATTCCATGACGGGTGCTGGTCAGAAGTTCCAAGTGCAAGATGCAATCAACACCACATCAAACATCGGTCTGCAAAACATCAGTTTTGTGGAGATGAACCGTTATCAAAACCTTGTTCCAACGACAAACGGGATTCCTCAGTATTACGCTTTTGATGGTGTGGACGGCAGTGGCGACACGAAGGTGGTGCTGTATCCGCGACCTGATGGGGTCTTCAACATCCCGTTTTCGTTGACAGTGCCCCAAGCTACATTGGCATCTGATAGCACATCTGTGCTTGTCCCTGACTCTCTGGTGGTGCAAAACGCCTACGCCCGCGCGCTGGTGGAGCGTGGCGAGGATGGCGGTCTGAGTTCCTCCGAAGCGTATCAGCTTTATCGGGGCATGTTGGCTGACCAAATTGCACTGGAAGGCACTCGCTATCCAGAGAACCAAGAGTTTTTAGCGGTATGAGCCAAGCACTCCAGACTGCCAGCATTTCAGCGCCAGGATTCTTTGGCCTGAACACGCAAGACTCGCCTTTGGACTTGGCGGCTGGCTTTGCCTTGGTTGCTACAAATTGCGTGATTGACCAGTACGGGCGTATCGGCTCACGCAAAGGATGGGCGCGGGTTAACTCGTCTGCTGGTGCTTTGGGCGCAAATGCTCCTGCTGTAATCCACGAACTGGTGCAGACTGACGGTACTCTGACAATCCTCTTTGCTGGCAACAATAAACTCTTTAAGCTAGACAGCAGCAATGCCGTGGTCGAATTGACTTATGGTGGCGGCGGCACAGCACCCACCATCACGGCCGATAACTGGTCTTGCGCCTCACTAAACGGCATCACTTACTTCTTTCAGACGGGCCATGACCCGCTGATCTTTGACCCTGCTGTCAGCACAACGACCTTCAGGCGCGTTAGTGAGAAAACTGGCTACGTTGGCACTGTACCTTCGGGCAACATCGCCATCAGCGCCTATGGCCGCTTGTGGGTAGCAGATACGGCAACCGACAACACCACGGTCTTTTTCTCTGATCTGCTTGCTGGTCATGTTTGGTCAACGGGTACTGCGGGTTCGTTGAATGTCAACCTAGTTTGGCCTAATGGCGCGGACAACATTACTGGCTTGGCAGCGCACAACAACTTCCTGATCATCTTTGGTCAGCGCCAGATTCTGGTTTATTCGGGTGCAACTACACCCGCAACAATCACACTGGCAGACACTGTGGCGGGTATTGGCTGCATTGCCAGAGACTCTATCCAAAGCACTGGCAAGGATGTTTTGTTTTTGTCTAATTCCGGCGTGAGATCATTTGCGCGGACTGTGATTGAGAAGTCAGTGCCGATTGGCGATCTGTCTAAGAACGTGCGAAGTGACTTCATGAGCATTATTGCTGGCGAGACACTGGCAAACATCAAGTCGGTTTACTCTGAAACAGAGGCGTTTTACTTGATAACCCTGCCTTTTGTCAAAGAGGTATTTTGTTTTGACACCCGTGGACAATTGCAAGATGGATCGTTCAGGGTCACCACTTGGGACTCAATCGAGCCAACAGCGTTGCTTTCAAGGCGCAATGGTGATCTACTGCTGGGTAAGACAAGCTATATCGCGAAGTACACTGGCTCACAAGATGACACTTCGGCATATCGGTTGCTTTACTATACCAACCACGCTGATCTAGGCAATGCCAATGTTACCTCGCTGCTAAAGCGACTGAAAGTGGTTGTGATCGGCGGCACAAACCAGTTTGTAACAATTAAGTGGGGCTTTGACTTCAGCACCAACTATCTTGCAAACAATGTACAAATTCCAACTCAAGCGGTTTCTGAGTACGGAATTGCTGAGTACGGCGCAAATGCCACGGTTATTGCCCAATACGCTAACGGTGTTGCTTTGCAAACTTTGAGCGTGTCAGCAAGCGGAAGCGGTAAAATCGTGCAAACAGGCTACGAGACAAATATCAATGGTTCGGCGCTGTCAATTCAGCGGATTGAAATCCAATCAAAAGACGGGAAGACAGTATGAGTAATTACACACAAAGCACAAACTTCGCCACCAAAGACGCGCTGACTTCTGGCGACCCGCTAAAGATCGTCAAAGGTACGGAGATTAACACCGAGTTTGTCAACATTTCGGTGGCCATTGCAACCAAGGCTGACTTGGCTAGCCCTACTTTTACGGGTACGCCAGCGCTGCCTACAGGCACGACTGGGGTAACGCAAACCGCAGGCGACACCACTACTGCTTTGGCTACAACTGCGTTTGTGCAAGCGGCAGATTCAGCGGCCATCACCGCCGAGCGTACGGCAACTGCTACGCTCACAAACAAGTCGTTGACTAGCCCAACGCTGACCGGCACACCCATAGCGCCTACAGCGGCGCTAAATACCAACACCACGCAAGTGGCTACGACCGCCTTTGTCGTCGATCAGATTGCAGACGATGCACCTACCAAAACCGGAACAGGGGCGTCAGGTACATGGGGCATTGATATTACAGGCAATGCAGCCACAGCAACAAAGCTGACCACTGCTTCTGGCTCTGCGCCAAGTTACTCTGCACGGGCTTGGGTGAACTTTAACGGTACAGGCACAATAGGAACCAACCAAACAATTCGAGCTAGTGCAAACGTAGCCAGTGTTTTTAAGAATGCAACCGGCGATTACACAATTACATTTACAACCGCATTGCCCGATGAAAATTATACTTTTAGCGGGACTGCAATGAGACCTACTGTATCTTCGGACGGTTACTTTGTGATGCCGTATAACTCTGCAACTTATTCTGACGCATACGCTGCTGGGTCTCTTCGGATTAGGGTCTCTGCCGCGTCTGCTGGATCAGCGCAAGATTCATTTGCAATTGCCATTGCAGTGTTCCGTTAAATAAACATGATTTCCCACCACTTTAGCGATGGGCTGTACGCCAAAGAAACCGCATTTGCGGCTGGCACAGCCATCCTGAAGCACACGCATGACTTTAGCCATCTGTCGATTCTTGCCAAGGGCAAGGTTGCGGTTTTGCGAGGCACAGAGATTGACATTGTTGACGCGCCAGCTTGCATTGAAATTAAGGCTGGGATGACGCACGGCGTCAAGGCGATCACGGATTGCGTTTGGTTTTGTATTCACGCCACTGACGAGAAAGACCCGTCGAAAGTGGACGAAATTTTGATTGGAGTTTGATATGCCAGCATTTATCACGGCGGGGGCTAGTTTACTTGGCGGCTTGATTCAAGGTAATGCCGCTAAAAGCGCAGCCAAAACACAAGCCAACGCGCAACTTAAAGCCGCGCAAATTGCGGCTGACGAAGCGCGTTTTAGGCCAGTAGGCATCACAACCCGCTTTGGTCAGTCGCAGTTTCAGACTGATGCAAATGGTCGGGTTATCGGGGCTGGTTACGAAGTGTCGCCAGAACTTAGAGCCTATCAAGACCGTTTGATGGGTTTGACTGGCGGCGGTCTGTCTCAAGCTGAAATGGCACAGCAGCAGTTTGCCCCCTTGCAGCAAGGCGCTCAGGGTCTGTTTGGCTTGGGTCAGCAGTACCTTGCTGAATCACCAGAGCAAGCAGCGGCAAAGTACATGGCCGGACAACAGAACTTGCTAGCCCCTAGCCGTGAGCGTGAGATGGCGCAACTGCAAAACCGCTTGTTCCAAACTGGCCGTGGCGGTCTGTCTGTTGGGGCTACAGGTGCTCGTCCTAGCGGCGCAGCGGGTCTGGGTGCAGCTAGCCCAGAGCTAGAAGCCTATTACAACGCCATTGCCCAACAAGATGCACTACTAGCTACTCAGGCCACGCAAGGCGGTATGGATCAGGCGCGGTTTGGTGCTGGTCTGTTAGGCACTGGTGGCAACTTGCTCACGCAAGGCTATCAAGGCCAGGCAGCGGCACTTGGCCCATACGAGGCTTATCTGGCGCAGATGAAGCAGCTTGAGGCTTTGGGTCAGCAGTCTTTGGATATTGGATCAGGGATAGGCGCTAAAGTAGCCAACCCAAGTGGGGCGCAGTCTTTGTACTCTGGTGGTATAGCTGCGGCAGGGTCTAACTTTGCGGCCAATGCCTACAACCCGTTTGCTACTGCGCTGACTCAAGCCGGTCAAAATCCGGCGTTTGGCCGAGGCGTGAGTAACCTATTTGGGGGATCAAACGTTGCTGCTGATATTGCCGCTTATCCTGCTGGTAACCCAAACGCAACGGGTGAATATTCAAACCCAGGTTATTGGACTTAAGGGGTAAATCATGGCAGAAATCGTTCAATCCCTTTTCGGCATAACGCCGGAGTCTTACCAGCGAGCGCAGCAAGACCGTATGGACGCGCAAGCGTTGCAGTACGCTAGGCTCGACCCGTTCCAGCAAGCCAACTACGCCATTGGGCGCGGTGCTTCTGGATTGGCTGGTGCTATCGGCGGCGCTCTGGGTGGGCAAGACCCTGAGTTGCAGCGCATCACAATGCGCCAGCAGATAGCGGGTCAGCTTGACCCCAATGACCTATCTACTTTTGACCGTGGCATTCAGATGCTGCGCCAATCTGGTGATGGTCAGGGCGCAATGATGCTGACAATGGAAAAGGATAAGGCTGGGCAACTGGCGCAAGAGCGACAACTTAACACTCTCAAGACTGAAGATTACCTGACCCAACGTGGTCAAGGTATGCAAGCCAAGGGACTGGAGCAACTGGCTAATAATCTGGTAGGCCAGATTCGCAATCCTGATGGGACGCTTAACCAACAGGTTGTTGACCAACTTAAAACATTCCCGCAAGGCATGGCGGCAATTAGCGCACAGGCAAAAATCTTACCCGACCTTCGCAAACTTGGTGCAACAGGAACAACAGAAGTTGATCCATTTGCCGCTTTTACTTTGGATGAAACCATCCCAAAAAATGTGCAGACTTATGCCAAGCAACTTTCCAAGTCGTTTGCGGATGGTGTTCTTGACCCTGAAAAAGTTGATGTAAGGGTTAAAGAGTTGGCTGAAATGACTCAAAGAGCGCAGCAATTCCAGCAGAACCAAGATCAGATTAAATCTAATCAAGAAATACTGGCTGGTTTGCGTTCACAAGGGCTTGAGAACTCTCGCCAAGCTCTTTTGATTCAACAAGGCAATCAAAACTTGGCAGCACAGAATTTGGCGTTCCAGCAAGACATGAAAACGGCAGAAGCCGCACGCAAAGCGGAAGCAGCTAAAAACAAACCATTGCCATCCTATCTTGCAAAAGAAGAAGAAGCAGATTACTCCGCTGCAAGTGCGGCCACTAACATCGCTACAGATGCGTATGGATACATCAACAGAATCAAGTCGGGTGATATTAAGTTTGGCGTAAAAGATTTAGCCAGCATTCGAGCGCGTCAGCTTGTCGGATCAGGTGCGCCAGATGTGGTGGCGCGTGAAGAATACGACAGGTTTGTAGAAAACTTAGTGAATGAGAGTTTGCGATTGAACAAGGGAACACAAACTGAAGGTGATGCTGTGCGCGAAGCGAAAGCACTTAAAAGCTCAGAATCAAAAGAGGCTGCTGCTTCTGCGATGAAAAGATTGATTGAGATCAACACGCGCCGTGTAGAGAACGCATCAAGTTCAGTGGATAAGCGCCGAGCTAATGCAGGGTTTCCTTCAGCGCCTCAACCAATTGTTATTCCTCAGTTTGATGTGCAAATTATTACGCCAGCCGAATACAACAGCTTTTTGAAAAATCCTAAATTCCCAAGTGGCACAGTTTTTGTTGATCCAGATGGCGTAAGAAGGAGAAAACCATAATGTCCTACAAAGACGCACCACTAGCTGACCAGCCACAGGCATTCACCTCTGTCCTTGGCCCTGGCGTGCCTTACTCTGGCGTGGCCGAAAGCGCACGCGCCGTAGGTCAAGGCGTGACATTTGGCTTGCTTGATGAGTTAGAGGCAGCACTTCGCACAGGCTCAATTAGTGGCCCTGAGTACGAGCGCCAGCGCAATCAGTTGCGTGAGCAGCAAAAGCAATTCGGCCAAGACATGCCGATTGTAAAAACTGGTTTAGAAATTGGCGGTAGTTTGCTTGTTCCATTTGGGGCAGCTAAACAGGTGGCAAGACTAGCGCCTGAAGCACAAGCCTTGGTCACTGGCACAACGCTGACCGGACAAGCGGCTCGTGCCACTGGAGTAGGTACTGCAACTGGTGCAGCTTCTGGTTATGGTTTTGCCGAAAAAGATGAGGGTACAGCGGCTGCGGTTGGCGGCGTCTTTGGCGGCTTGCTGGGTGGGTCTGTTCCCATTGTTGTGGATAAAGCTGGAACGCTAATTAAGAATGTCTTGAACTCGGCTGGTATTGGGGATCAACAAACTGCCACATCCAAGATGCTGGCAAGCTACCTCAAGAAAGACAATCTCACGCCAACAGAAGCACAGCAAGCACTGGATGAGTTGCGCCGTATTGGTGTTCCTAACCCAGTGATTGCCGACTTGGGCAAAAGTCTGCAAGACTTGGCCTATAGCGCGTATGTGGTGCAATCAAAAGCCAAGGGTTCGACTCAAGATTTTCTTGAAAATCGTCTTATTGACCAACCCAATGACATTGTGAAGGGGTTGGTTGAAAAAGCGGGGCTGGCTAAAAACGTCAATGGTTTTGAGTATCTTGAGGCATTGACCGCAAATCAAGCACGGCTTGCAAGCCAGTCATATCCAGACGCTTACAGCAAGGCTATTAGTGCTGCGCCGTTTCGTCAGTATGTTGACAGACCTGTGTTTCAAAAAGCCTACCAAGAAGCTGTCAAACGGGCTGGCGTTTTTGGTCAAACTTTGCCTGATCTTAGTGCAATTCGCAACGCTCAATCAGTTCCGACTAACATCTTGCACCAGATCAAAATAGGTCTTGATCGTATTGTTGATGCTGAAACCGACCCGCTTACTAAAAAAATGACAGGCTATGGCGGTGATGTGGTCAAGGTTAAAAATGAGTTCAATGATCTCATCAAGTCACTTAACCCTGAATACAAAAAAGCCAATGCAGAGTTTGCAGATGCTGAACGCATTAAGAACGCTTTTAAGATGGGCGAGGACTATCAAAAACTTGACCCAGCAGAAGCCGCATCCAAGATCAAGAAACTTAACTCTGACGAGAAAGAGGCGTTTCGTCTTGGCGTGATGGCCAACGTTAACAACCGACTTGGTAACTTCAAAGGCGGCGACTTTAGCAAACAAATCTTTAAGTCTGACAATCAAAAGCTGTTGCTTAGAAACGCCTTCCCAGATCAGGCTTCTTACACTGAATTTTCTCAATATGTAAAAAGTTTAAGCGAGCAAAGCAGCACCAAGCAACGAGTTCTTGGCGGCTCTCGCACCGACGAAAATCGTGCAGTGCGTGATGAGTCTAACCTTTTGGGTTCAATGGCTCAAGCAACTGCAACTGGTGACCCGTTGAGCATGTTGAGGGCAGGCGGCACAGCCTTGCTATCAAGGGCAAAAGGCATTAGCAGCGAAACATCTGAAGCCTTGCAAAAACGCTTGTTTACTGTTGACCCAATCGAGCAGACCGCAATCTTGCAAGAATTAAATCGCAGGGCGCAAAGACCTAAAACCGGATTGTTAACTGGTGCTGCCGGTGTTGGCTCGGCTACTGGCATTTTGGGGGATTAATTATGTTTCCACTAACAGCACTACTTGAAGTCGGCGGTAAGCTAATCGACAAGCTAATCCCAGACCCAGAGGCCAAGGCCAAAGCGCAGCTTGAATTGGCAACTCTAGCGCAGTCGGGCGAGCTTGCAAAGATGGCTAACGACACCGAGTTGTACAAGGCAGAGCAAGCTGGCGTGTCTGAGCGCTGGGACGCTGACATGTCTTCCGATTCGTGGCTGTCTAAAAATATCAGGCCAATGGCTTTGGTGGCTATCTTTGTAGCCTACTTTTTATTTGCCCTGATGTCTGCTTTTGGATACAACGCACAGGCGTCCTATGTTGAATTGCTAGGGCAGTGGGGCATGCTGGTTATGTCGGCGTATTTTGGTGGCCGCACGCTTGAGAAGATCATGGAAATGAAGGCTAAAAAATGACGCCCAACTTTACCTTGGCAGAACTGACCACCACCAGCCACCGCGAGTTTGACAATACGCCCAATGAGGCAGAGATGGCAAACTTGCAAAAGCTGGCTGAGTTCTTGGAGAAGGTCAAAACGCTGCTAGACGGCAAGCCAATCATGATCAATTCTGCCTTTCGGTCTAAGCAAGTTAACGACTCAGTGGGCAGCAAGGACACCAGCCAGCACCGCACCGGCAGCGCGGCTGACATCCGAGTGCCAGGCATGACGCCGGACGCCGTGGTGAGGGCTTTGGTGGCCTCAGACCTATCTTTTGATCAAGTTATCCGTGAGTTCGACGCTTGGACGCATATCAGCATTGCAGATAAACCGCGCCGTCAAGCGCTGATTATTGACAAAGCAGGCACTCGGCCTTTTACATAGCTTGACATAATCCGGTAATAAGTTATAGTTATTATCCGGAGGTTCAATAGTCACAAGGGCGACCATGAGAAACCCCGTCAAGAACATGCCAAGCACCGAACAGGTGCTTTTGTTTGACCAGTGCATGGCTTACTGGCAAGAAGAATTGTCGCTAGGCGACTGGCGCATTGAGCGCGGCTTAAAACCAGCCAAGGGCGCAATGGCGTCCGTTGAATTCAATCAGCCAGCCAGACTAGCAACATACCGAATTGGTGACTTTGGCGCTGAAAAGATCACGCCAGAGACTTTGAGAAAAACTGCATTGCATGAGTGTTTGCACATACTTACCTACGATTTGATACAAATAGCGACAGACAGAGGCTCGTCAGATGAGCAAATTGAGGCCGCAGAACACCGAGTAATTAACGTGCTTGAGCGCGTCCTCACCAAGGAATGATATGACTGCCTCTCGCGTTACTGATGCCGAGTTTATTGAACTTTGGAAGACTATAGGTTCAGCCTCAAAAATCTCCAAGATAATTGAAGTTGATGTCTCAAACGTACACCAGCGGCGCAGGGCTATTGAGCAGAGGCATAAAATCCAACTGGTGGCGGCAGATCGAAGCCGAAGCAAATATTACCAGCACTTACAGACCGCCCATAATCATGCAGCGCGTCAGGAATTAGGCATTGAAAACGGTGTGGTCATTGTGTTCAGCGATGCCCACTTCTGGCCTGGTATCCGCACCACCGCCTTCAAAGGTCTACTCTGGGCGATCAGGGAGTTCAAGCCCAAAGCAGTCATCAACAACGGCGATGCTTTTGATGGCGCATCTATCAGTAGATACCCTCGTATCGGATGGGATACAAAGCCCAGCATCATCCAAGAACTTAAAGCCTGCGAGGCCAGCCTTGGCGAAATTGAGGAAGACGCTGAACGTGCCAAACTGATTTGGACGCTAGGCAACCACGACAGCCGATTTGAAAACCGCCTTGCCGCCAACGCCCATGAGTTTGAGGGCGTCAAAGGGTTTTCCCTTAGAGACCATTTCCCAGCTTGGACATCCTGCTGGGCCTGCTGGCCGACTGAAGATGTGGTTGTCAAGCACCGCTACAAAGGCGGCATCCACGCCACGCACAACAATACTGTCGGCAGCGGCAAGACAATCGTTACCGGCCACCTGCACAGCCTCAAAGTTACGCCGTATGCGGACTACAACGGCAACAGGTTTGGCGTTGATACCGGAACACTGGCCGACCCAAACGGCCCACAGTTTGTTGATTACCTGGAAGACAACCCAACCAACTGGCGCAGCGGCTTTGCCATCCTGACCTTCTTTAATGGCCGTCTACTTTGGCCGGAACTTGTCCACGACTTCGGTGACGGCTGCGTCGAGTTCCGAGGTGAAGTGATTGATGTCTCAGAGCTGTGAGCGGCTGGTTAATTATTCTTGTCACGGTGATCTACGCTGGCATCGCTGTGGAGCAACTATTTAAGGGCAACATCCCGATGGGCGTGGTCTACGCCGGTTACGCCTTTGCCAACATCGGGTTGTATCTGGCGGTTTAGCCCACGGTACGCCTCAATGGCGTCCTTGAGGTCGCGCTGTAGCTCCTCTATCCTCTCGTTCTGCTGGATCATCTTTATATTTGCTTGATAAGCGAACTCCGCTAGATTTTCGTGCGTCCAAGTTTTGAAGTTTGACATGTTCTTCTGTGGTGAATTTATGGCCGTTCGCACATTCGCGGCGGCGTGTTGTAAATGAGCCTCTGTTTCGCGTGTCAAGTACGCTAGTCCATACTCCGCATTTGGGGCAGTTCATGGTGATGTCTCTCCATCAGTCACGCCATTGCCGCCAGCGTTGGACGAACTTACCGAGTCACGGGGCAATCCGTAAAAATCCCCATCTTCGGTTGCAAGCTGTATTGTCATGTGTTCTTCTCCTTGAGCTTGGCTTCGATGGCATCGGCAACCTTTCTCCAATGCTCACCCTCCAAAGCAAACGCTATTTTGTAGACTTCATCATCCGTCAGCCCTACCCACTCACGCTTGTAGATTTCAGCCTCGGGTATTTCCTGCGTGATGATGTTCGTTCCATCAAACCATGTCTTGGTCATGTCTGTACTCATGTGTTCTCCTGTGGTGGTGTGCATGTGTGAATCACTGTCAGGTCAGCAGTGCGCTTGCCGCATCGTTCACAGAAATTCCATTCGCGTTTAGCAAATTCTGCTGCTGCAACAAGGGCGGCAAAGACATTTAATTCTTTGCTGTCCCAGATACCAAAACCAAACATGTCCTCTTGCCAGCCAGCCTCCCGCGCCATGCGGATGATGTCTTCTTGTGTCATATCAGTAAACTCCAAATCCAAATGCCAGTAAAGAACAGCGCCAAGCAGATCGTCAACAGCACTGCAAAAATACACCAGAGCATGAACGCGCCAATCTTGTGCCATGTATCAGGCACTGGGTCTATGTCGGCGGGTACTGCCAAATACGCCTTGACCTTGCGCGTCTCTGGCTCAAGCTCCGCATTAGTGAAGTGGCAGAAGTGGTCGCACTGCGGCCTGTGTGGGCAGATGCCGCCTGCATCGCATGTTCTGATCATGTCGGCTCCTTGGGTTCGGGCGCTGCCAAGTATGCCTTCAGGCGCTTGACCCGGTTCTTGTTATACGCAATAAGCGCATTTGCATATTCAGCCCCAGATTCAGCGGCTAGCAGTTCATGCTCTGCGTGAAGCAACTCATGCGCTACTGCTTGCGCTGGCGTCACCGTCTTCAACATTAGCCTCAACTCTGTCCATAGGTACTTGATCATCACTTCACCAACACGTCAAAGGTAACCAATAAAAAGATCACGCCAGAGCAGACCAGAAGGGCTGCGCCCAAAAAGCTGATCACCAAGCTGCGAGCTTGATCATGGTTTTGCTGAGTAAAGTAGGTATCTTTCATTTCGTTTTTTCCTTGGTTAATTTACTGACATATCCACGCACTTTGGCGGCGTGTTCTAAGGTGAGATAGAACTCAACTCTGGTTAGGCCAAGCGCCTTTCGGCGTTGGCGTAGGGCTTGGACTCGTTGGGTGGGGGTCATGCTGCTGCCTTTTTGGATTGCTCTGCATGAAAGGCTTCGCGGGCTTTCTCAATCGTCACAAACTCAGCAGAGCGCTTTGGGTTGGCGCACATCCACTCGACAAATGCATCTGTCGGTTTGGATGGTCGCGGGGTAAAGCCCACACCTTTACGCCAGTTGCCAACAGTTTTGTTTGGTTTGCTCATGGTAATCTCCTTGGGTTGGGGCCGTAGCCCCGTTTGGTTTAGGCAGTGGCGCGGCGATCAGCGTAGCCTTTGTCTTTGCGGATTTCAGCGGCCAATGCGCCAAACATATTAATGTCGCGGATCACAACCGAGTAGCCTGAGATTTCATGACAACCGTAGGCTGTGAACGCCTCATCGTAAGTATCGAATTCAATGATGCCGACTTCAAGGGTTTCAGCGCAGGCATATGAAAGAAAGTAAGAGGCTGAAGTTGTCATTTCGTTTGCTCCGTTGTGTTAATGAGCCTCTACTATAACACTGTTTCCGGTAACGCAACAATTATTTGATAGGGACAAACCCTAACACCATTTCTTTAGCCTGATCAGCCCCCTTTGCCACCATGCAGGTGTAGCCACAGCCCTCCAGATAGGCAATCCAGTCCTTCTGCTCGGCGCTAAGACTGCCGCCCTTGACTCGCTTCATCTCCACCCACAAGCGCCAGTCTGGAATGAACAGGTCGGGAACGCCAGGCGATACGCCCTCAACCTTCAAGCGCCCTGCTGTCGCTATGCTCCGCTGCCCTCCGTTAGGGATGGCAAAGATACGCACGCCCCTGTAGCCTTGGCGAAACCAGCGCACGAACTCGCGTTGTTCAAAATGTTCTGACGGTACTGCATCAGATGCCGTGGTTTTCGTGGAAGCCATGTTGTTTCTCTGCCTTTCTGCGTGCTGCAATTGCATCGTCAAACGATTCAAACGATCCAAGGTGGATTGACTTTCTATTAATGCGAATCTGCGCTTGCCATCGCATGGTCTGCGTATGCTTAAAAACACCAGTCACGCCAGATGAGTTGCGCTTTGATTTTGACAAATTCATGGCGTTTTGCGTTCTCTGAACCACACGCAAATTGGCAATTCTGTTGTCTGTCTTGTCGTGGTTCACATGGTCAATCTCGCCATCGGGCCAGCAACCGTAATGCATTGCCCATGCAACTCGATGTGCAAACATTTTGCGATCAGCAATAGCCCCAAACAGATAGCCATTTGAGTGTGGCGCACAAAGTGCCTTCTTTCCAGAAAATCTTGAATTCCATGATGCCCTGCAAGTATCACAATGCAGCCAAGTAAACTCGCCACTTTCTGAGTTGTAGGCAACTCTGGAGCGCAATTCTTGAACGGTGAGTCGACCTAGAACGGACATTCGGCCTCCCACTTATCGCACTCGCCCACGGTGCTGGCAAACTCTGCTGGTGGCTGCATAAAGAACTCTACGCACAGGCCATCCACGCCGTAATGCTCACAGGTGTGGCAGCACCTCGGTGGGCCAGCGGCAAACCAGCGCTTGTAGTCAGTCACCAAATCCGGTTCAGGGTGTCTCATACCATCTCCTTCTCATTACTCTAAAAAATTTGCCATCGCGCTTGAACTCAATATGAATTGGTGGCTGCGCTTGATTCATGTTCTGAGCCATCTCCTCCAACGACTGCACGTTGAGGCCACCTGGCTCGATCTGAGCGCGTTCTGCTATATCTACGAGCTTTTGCAAAGCCATCTGACCAGCGTACCCGTCATGCGTAACGGCTAGGTACTCTGTAATGGCTGGGTCACTCAAGCCCCCGTAGTAAGTCACCGCCAGCATTTCTTTGCCTGATGCCTTGCTGATGTGCTTGCGCCATGTCCAACTGGTCACATCCAAGTCAGTGCCATCCAGCCCCATGATGTCGTCATCGTGCAGCTTGAGTTTTTTAAGTTCTGGGGCTGGAAATGCAGTCCCACAAGCAGGGCAGACAGACGCTGAGATGGCGCACAGCTCACCGCATTCGTTGCAAACCTTGACTGGTGCTTCGCCATTGCCATCACCGCCCTTTTTTGGGGGCTGGACAGCAGTGATCGGGCCGTGCGTAGACACCACGCCAGCAAAGTCCAGCACCAAGCAGTGATCGGTGTGGCTCTTAACCCTCATGCCTCGACCCGCCATCTGGACATACAGGCTGGCGCTCATCGTCGGGCGCAGCATGGCGATTAAATCAATGTCAGGGTAATCAAAGCCAGTGGTCAGCACATTGGCGTTGGTGAGCGCACGCAAGCGTCCAGCCTTGAAGTCGGCCAGCATTCTCTCACGCTCCTTCTTTGGCGTCTCGCCGGTCACGCACTCAGCAGCCACGCCATGCTGGCGCAAAACCTCTGCAATGTGCTGTGCATGTTTTACACCAGCGCAAAACACTAGCCACGCCTTGCGGTCACCGGCCAATGCCACCACCTCGCGCACCACCTTCTGGTTCTGATCGTCCGTGTCCACCGCAGCCTGCAACTCAGACTCAATAAATTCACCACCACGCTTATGAACGCCAGTCACATCCAGCTTGGCCTTGGTGGTTTTGGAGCGCAGGGTTGATAGATAGCCCTTGTAAATCAACTCCTCGATGCTGATAGGATTTATCAATGCGTCAAACAGCGCTGGCTTGTCGGTGATGAGGCCATGCCCCAGCCGGTAAGGCGTGGCCGTCAATCCCACCACCCGCAGCGCAGGGTTGATGGCCTTGAGCTGCTCCAGCAGCGTGCGGTAGCCGCCCTCGTCCTTGTGGTTGACCAAGTGGCACTCGTCAATGATCACCAGATCAGTGTGGCCTAACTGCTTGGCCTTGGTACGCACCGACTGGATACCAGCAAAGGTGATTGGCTCACCCAAGTCCTTGCGGCCAATGCTTGCGCTGTAGATGCCCATCGGAGCGCCAGGCCAGTGCTGGCGCATCTTCTCAGCGTTCTGCTCAATCAATTCTTTGACGTGCGTGAGCATCAGCACCCGAGTCTCAGGCCAGTTCTGCAAAGCGTCCTTGCATAGCGCAGCCACAATGTGACTCTTGCCTGATCCGGTGGGCAGCACCAGACAAGGATTGCCCTTACCGCCCTCCTCAAACCATGCGTAAAGCTGGTCTATGGTGCGTTGTTGGTAGTCACGGAGCATCAGCCAACTATCCTTGCATCCCAAACCTGCCGCATCTCAGCAATCAAAGGATCACCACTAGCGCAAGCCTCGGCATTAGCCAGCAATTCCGTGCTACCCCAGACGCCCTCTTGCGCTGGGTCACCGTTTGCCATGTTGACGCCATTGATCTCGTACACCGCAGTAAACTCGTCCGGCCCGTCCTTGCGTTGCCACGGCACTAGGTCGGGGTGCAGCACATGGCTCTCGCAACCCTTGTGCTGTGAGTCAACTGGGATCACATCGTTCCACTTGGCGCAGTGCCAAGTGCTATTAGGCATTGGCGTGGCGTTGGCACAGGTGCGGCAATTGACATGCTTGGTGGTCTTCGTTTCGTGGCAGAACTTGTACGCATCGCAGAACTTGCACTGATACCAGCTTGGGTCAGTGCTGATCGGGGCTGGCATACGCTCGGCCAGTGCAATGTAGTGACCTCGGCGCACCGCTTTCTCTGAAACCTCCTTGTCAAACTTCACGCGCTCGGTATGGATGCGGTCATCGTCCTTGCAGATGGCGACATACAGCGCACGGTCAATGCCAGTGCCTTGCATGTACACCTGCATCTGGGTGAAGTGCTCAGGCTTGGCCTTCTCCACGCCATCCTTGACCAGCGCATCAAATGACTTCTTGCTGTGCGTCTTGAACTCGGCCACATGCTTGGCCTTCGGGGCTTCGGGAACGCCCTTGTCAATGATGGCGTCCAAGCTGCCGGAGACATGGCTTCCAAAGTCAACTCGGTGCTGTGCAGATACCTTGCGGACATCCAGTCCAATGGCACGCAAGCTCTCTTCT